AGCATCTGCAACATTTCTTGTATTGGGATCTCAATCAAGGTTTGCGTAACAAAAAATGCCAATACGTTCTACTGTCGGGGGTTCTAGACTATTAGGCAGAGGACCAGTCTCTGTTGTAACTGGTGGAACTCTTTCTTCTGATGAACTTTATTTTTATAGAACTTTTACTGGAAACTCAAATTTAGTTGTCTCTGGAGTTCCCCTTGCCTGTCAATATCTTATTGTAGCAGGAGGCGGTTCTGGAGGACCATCTGGCGGTGGCGGAGGCGGTGGAGTTAGAGAAATAACAGCAACACTTTCACCAAACACTTATCCTGTTGTAGTAGGCGCAGGTGGTACTCTTTATGTAAATGGAAGTCCATCAAGTTTTAATTCGTCCCAAGCATCGGGTGGTGGTTATGGTGGAGGAAACGGACTTAGCCCTCAGGCAGGTGGCGCAGGTGGTGGAGGTGCTAGTACTGGAATGTCATCTTTTGCTGCCGCTAGTGGAAATGCTGGAGGATTTACCCCAATTGAAGGATTTCAGGGCGGAAGTTCATCATCAGGTTCAGGTGGCGGTGGTGGCGGTGGTGGCGGCGCAGCAGCAATTGGTGGAGCAAAAGGACAAGACATAGGATCAGGAACAAATTATACAGGAGGCGCTGATGGCGGTTCAGGTTCATTCGGTTCTTACAGTGTTGTTGACGGAAACTTTACTTTTTATGCAGACGCAACAGGAACAGGAAGTAATCAAAGGTATGCAGGAGGTGGTGGTGGAGGAGCAATCGCTGCCCCAACCTCTGGCTCTTATCCTCCACCTGGTTCTGGCGGTTCTGGCGGTGGAGGGCGTGGTGGTATTGGTGGTAATCCACCTTCATATGCTACTGGAGATAATGGTGTTGCAGGTCTAGAAAACACTGGAGGCGGTGGTGGAGGTTCTGGTTTTTCAGGAACTGGTGGCGGTATGAATGGTGGAAAAGGAATTGTTATTGTGCGTTATTTAAAGTCGGCGGTATAAAATGTCACATTGGGCAGAAGTAGATGAAAATAATATTGTTATCCGTGTAACAGCAGGAGATAACAATGATCCTAATGGCGATGAAGGATACCAATGGCTACTAGATAATCTTGGTGGTACTTGGATTAAAACTTCTTATAATGCAAGAGGTGGTGGATTTAGAATGAATTTTGCTGGACCTGGATATTTTTGGGATGAAGCAAATGATAGATTTATAGCACCTTCTCCCTTTCCTTCTTTTATACTAAATGAAGAAACTGCACTATGGGAAGCCCCTATTCCATATCCACTAGATGGAAAACCATACTCTTGGGTAGAGGATGAACTTAACTGGCAAGAAATTATAATAGCAGAAGGCGAATCAACCTTTAGGGTAAGACCTTTATACCCAGAAGATGGAAGTATTTACAATTGGGACGAAGAATCTTATTCTTGGATTAAGATTATATAAAAGTCTGATATAATATAAATACTTACAAAGGAGACTAAATAATGGGTCAAGCAGTATTTCCAATACCTTCATCAGCATCATCTGCTCAAACAGCGGGACTTGCATCAACTGCCCCACCAAATTTAACATTAAGAAACACAATTACATCAACTACATCAGGACTAACATATCCAGCAGGAACTAACTCTGTATTTGTTATAGTTATTGGTGGCGGACAGGCTGGAAGCGATAACAATGGTGGTCACGCAGGAGTTTCTATGTCTGGATGGACTTCTCCATCAGCAACAGCAGTAATTGGTGCAGGTGGTTCTGGAAGTGGTGGATTAGGCGGAACATCTTATTATGGAGCAGTTGTTGCACCAGGTGGTGGACAGTATTATAATAATCAGTCATATGGTTTTAGTTATGGCACAGCCTACACTCCATCAAATGGTTTTTCAGGAATAGGAACAAGTGGGCCAACTAACTCCTCTGGTATTTTTGCAGGTGGTGGTGGTTCTGGTTCAGGTGGAAATAATGGTGGTGCCAATGGCGGTACTGGGGGGTCTGCATTATCAACTGCATTTGTTGGAGGCGCAGGACAAGGCGCATTTTACTATGCAAGTAATAACTCATACGGAGGTGGAGGCTCAGGTGGCGGTGCTGGACTATTAGGAAATGGCGTTGCAGGTTCATCTGGTTCAGGTGGCGCAGGTGGATCTGGTGGTGGTGGCGGTGGCGGTAAAGGTGGTAGTGCTAACTACAGTATGTCCTCATATACAAATGGAGCAGGTGGCGCAGGTTGCGTACTTGTTTACTACTAAAAGGAGAGATAGATGGCTAATTTTGCAGTAATACATAATAATGCGGTAATGAACGTAATTGTGGCAGATAGTAAAGAGATTGCTGAAGATATAACTAAATTTACTTGTGTTGAATATACAGATGAAAACCCAGCATCAGTAGGTTGGTTTTACAATAGTACTGATAATACATTTTCAGAAACTTATCCATCACTAGATTAAATTAAAATAGTGTATAATTACACTATACGTGATCTACGGTAAAACGGGAGCACGCCTAACAGAAAAGGTAGAAAATACATGGCTACATTGACTAAGGCTCTTGCTCGAACAGCAGCAGCAACTTCAAGCGCAACACTTTACACAGTTCCATCATCAACAACTGCAGTAATTTCAAACATCGTAGTAACTAACTCAGCAGCCACAGCAGCAACTTTTACAATTACACTAGATGGTGTAGATCTGTACAAGACTTGCGCTATTGCCGCTAATTCAACAGCAATGTTTGATCTAAAGCAAGTTCTTGCTACAACTAAGGTTATTGCTGGTTTTGCATCAGCAGTAACTGTGTCATTTCACATCTCAGGTGTAGAAATTTCATAACATTAATAGATAAAAAAATACCCCCCAAGGCACATAGCCAAGGGGGGATTTTTTATTTTATTTAATTGTGTTGGCTAGGGAACTTTTTTAGCCATCTTTGATACTGAACAGGCTTGGCATGTTTCCAAGACTTCCAGTCTGTTCCACCCTTTGTCATATGAAATACAATCTCTGCATTTTTGACTGGGCTAAACAACTCAGCATTAGCGTCTAGGTCAAACTTATTTCTACGATCAGGTCCTAGATCCCCGATCATATTTATTTGGAACACCCCATAAGAACTGTCTCCAGTCTTAGTATTTCCATTAAAGGCAAAAGGTCTTCCGTTTGATTCTGCCTTGGCTACAGCCCAAGCAGTCTTTAGACCATTTCCAGTAAAGCCTACAGCCTTCAACAATTGAATTAAGTCATAGTCAGTCAAAGAATGTGCATTCTTATACTTTTCCAAGATAACCACTTTCTTTGGCTTAGAAACCAAAAAAGCCGACTTAGGGTCGGCAGGGGTAGTCAAGGACTTATTACTCAATAAATTATTTTCAGTTGTATTTGTTACAGCATTAGCAGAATTACTTACGGGTGCAAGTACTCCCACTAAAGATAGGATTCCAATCCAAGCCATCTTGTCTCTTCTCATAATATAAACCTCCTAGAAACAAAAGCACCAGTTGTCTGGTGTTACTACCAAGTATAACATGTTTTTGCCCCAAAAGGCAAACTTTTGATATTTTTTATTAAACTGTTATAAAACCTTGTGTATGAAGTGGTATAATGGTAAATACTATGGCTACAGGTGCAACTACTAATTATGACATTCCTTATCCACTATCAAGTGATCCAGTAAATGTCCACGAAGATATTCAGTCATTGGCTGAAACAATTGAGTCCCTGCTTACAACGGTTGGTCCTGCATACCACACGCTTGATGTAACAAATAACAGTGGATCATCTATTGCTAAAGGAAGCCCAGTTTATATTTCTGGGTATGGAACATCAAAACCAACAGTAGCAAAATGTGACTCTGATGACCTAACAACATTTCCAGTAATTGGCTTAGCATCAACTGCCATATCTAACAGTTCTGATGGAGTTATTATTTTGTCTGGAGTATTTTCAAATATTAATACAAATTCTTATTCCGTTGGAAATAAACTCTATGTTGCTAATGGCGGGGGATTAACTGCAACAATTCCAGCAACAGGCTCTGGAGCAGTGGCAGTAGTTTTAAAGCAAAACACAACAACAGGAATATTACTAGTTGGACAACCAAAGGGTAACGGCTCTTGGGGATCACTGAAAGCAGGGTTATCATAATGGCAACTTATAGAGGACAAGGCGCATCTACTTATGACATTGGTGAAAAACCACCATTTGTTAATTGGACAATTGTAAAAGGCGATACAGCATCTTTTAGAGTTTATCTAACAGATGATGCTAAAGAGCCTTTGAATATTCCTGATTGGGATATTGAAGTAGAGTTTAAAAGACCGACAACTCCAGTTGAACCTCAGGTAATTACAGACACTGCAAGCATAATTTTTACAATTACACCAGAGCAAGACCTGGAAGATGAAGATGGCGAGTTTAAGGTTAACCTAACTGCAGCACAAACCGCACAATTGAGAACAAATGATATTTTTGATATTGAATTACGTCTTCCACAGAATACCCTTGTTTGGACAGTTGCTCAAGGGAAGATCATTCTCCTTGAGGATGTTACAAACTAATGGCAACAGTTGTTATAAATAACAATACCCCTGTTTTTACAAAAGCCATTGAAAGAGTTTCTTTTCCCAGTGTAGAAATTGCCCAGCCAAATCGGGGGGTAAGTATAAACTCTGTACTACCATTTAGAATAAGATTCACAGCAATACAGATTCCAACTTCTATGGCCAACATACCCGCAATTCCGCTACAAGTTATTGGTTTCTCTAACTATATACTTTAAAATATGTGATATAATTCCAGTATGGCTAAATTATCAATTGCAAGCATCAAGGGTCTTTTTCAGACTGGAGACCGTCCAACTCAAACAAACTATGAGGACTTAATTGACAGCACCTCTGCAAGATCAACAGACCTTGGTTCAGATGGTAACAATGAAGTTACAATTAACGGCATTGAAAACTCAACAATCTTTGATAACTTTTTAGCAAGCGAATGGAGATCAGTCAAGTATCTGGTTTCAATTAAAAAGACTTCTGGTGGCTCAAATAAATACTGGGCTTCAGAATTAACTGTAGTCCCTGACAATACAGATGTAAGCGTCAGTGAGTATGGAACAGTAGACAATGATGGGAATATTGGCACCATCTCCGTGTCTAGAGCAGGAGATACAGTTTCACTGACTGTAGTTCCAGTGGGTGGGCAAACACCAATAACCCTGCGCTATTTGCGTATTGGGTTAAAGGCCTAACTAAGGAGATAAAATGGCAACAGTAACAAAAGATTTTAGAGTAAAAGCGGGACTGGTTGTTGAGGGATCAACAGCGACCGTTAATGGAAAGAATATTATCACAGCAGGTGTCGTTGACGCTAAAGGTGATTTGATTGTTGGTAGTGCAGACGATGCAGTTGCTCGTTTAGGCATTGGTTCAAACGGTCAAGTACTTACAGCAAACTCAGGTGCCACATACGGCGTTGAGTGGTCAGCACCAGCAGCAGTTGGCGTGTTTGGTTCAAGCATTGAGTTTGAAGGCGCTACAGCAGATGGCTTTGAAACAACTCTTCAAGTAGTAGATCCAACAGCAGATCGTACAATTACACTTCCTGACGTATCAGGTACTGTAGTTACATCTGGTGATACTGGCACAGTTACAGCAACAATGCTTGCTGCAGATTCAGTAACTACCGCAAAGATTTTAAACGCTAACGTAACAGCAGCAAAACTTGCTTCAGATTCTGTAGAAACAGCGAAGATTGTTGATGCTAACGTAACAGCAGCAAAACTTGCTGCAGATTCAGTAACAACTGCAAAGATTACAGACTCAAACGTAACAGCAGCAAAGTTGGCTGCAGACTCAGTTACAACTGTAAAGATTCTTGATGCTAACGTAACAGAAGCAAAACTTGCATCAAACTCAGTTACAAATGCTAAGATTGCAGATTCAGCAGTAAATACAGCCGAACTTGCAGATGGCGCAGTAACCACAGCAAAGATTACAGATCTAAACGTAACCACTGGCAAACTTGCAGATGGCGCAGTAACCACAGCAAAAATTACAGATGCTAACGTAACTGCTGGTAAACTTGCTGCAGACTCTGTAGAAACAGCAAAGATTGCAGACGGTGCAGTAACTTCTGCAAAGATTGCTAACGATACAATCGTAGATGCTGACATTAACTCAGCAGCAGCAATTGCTCAGTCAAAGATTTCAGGATTGACAACAGACCTTGCAGCCAAACTAGCACTTGCTGGTGGAACAATGACTGGTGCAATTGCAATGGGAACAAACAAGATCACAGGTCTTGGAACCCCTACTGATGCAGCAGATGCAGCAACAAAGGCTTATGTAGACACAACAGTTCAAGGTATTGACTGGAAAGCCTCAGTAAAAGTTGCCACAAGTGGAAATATAAATCTTTCTGGTCCAACTCTTGTAGTTATTGATGGCGTAGATATTAACGATGGAGATAGAATTCTTGTTAAGGCACAAACAGACGCAACTGCAAATGGTATTTATGTAAAAGATGGACTTTCTCTTGTTCGTGCATCAGATGCAGATGCTGGAACAGAACTTACTGCAAACATGGCAGTATTTGTAGAAGAAGGAACAAGCGCTGATTCAGGATTTACATTAACAAATAATGGAACAATTACTATCGGCACTACAGCACTTGTCTTTACTCAGTTTACTGGTTTAGGACAAATTGTTGCGGGTACAGGATTAGACAAGACTGGCAACACTCTTGATATTGATTCAACTGTAGTAACATTAACAGGTACACAAACCCTTACAAACAAGACATTAACATCACCAACATTGACAACTCCTGATATTGGAACTCCATCAGCAGCAACTTTGACAAATGCAACTGGTCTTCCAGTAGCAACTGGTATTTCAGGTCTTGGAACTGGCGTAGCCACATTCCTTGCAACTCCATCTTCTTCAAACCTTGCAGCAGCATTAACCGATGAAGCAGGGTCTGGAACAGTAGCATTTACAAATAGCCCAACCTTTGTTACACCAACTCTTGGTGCAGCAGCAGCGACAAGCATTGCTCTTCCAGATGCTCTTGTTGGTTCTGCTCTAGCAACTGCTGGAACTTCAGCAACAACAATTGATACATTCTCAGCAACAACATATTCTGCTGCTAAGTATGTAGTTCAGTTAAAGAAGTCTGGCAACATTGAGGTAATTGAAGTACTTGTTGCCATTGATGGTGACAACAATGTTTATCTAACAGAGTATGCTAATGTACAAAGCAACGGTGAACTAGGAACAACAAATGCTGTCTACTCAGGTGGCAATGTTCTCCTTCAAGTTACCGCAGCAGCAGCAGATACCGCTGTTAAGGTAAGCAAGACCTACATCGAAGCATAATTAGGAAAAGAGGCTAGAAGTGGCAACTGTAAATAGAGATTTTAAAGTAAAGCATGGTTTAGATGTAAACCAGGGCGGTACCTTTGGAGGAACCGTTACAGTTGCTACTCCTACCGAAAATACACATGCAACAACAAAAGCATATGTTGACTCTGTTGCAGGATCAGCAGGAGTCACCGTTAGTGGAACAGCCCCAACATCTCCATCAAATGGAAATCTGTGGTTTGACACACTAACAGAAAGAGTTCATGTTTATTATGGCTCTCAGTGGGTTGCTATAGCAACTCTTGAAGATGCAGAAACACTTGCAGACCACATTCACGATACAGCAATTGACGGATCTGGCCTTATTGTAAGTACTTTTGTTAGCGGTGGCGCATATAATGAACCAGGTGTTCTTGTAAGTGCTGGACTATACAATACAGCATCATTTGAGGCTACCTACGATGGCGGAACTGCAATAGATAATTTTAATTAATTATCTGATATAATTACAACATATAGTTAATTATTAAAAATAATGTAAAAATAATTATCTAAGATACTTAACTAAGGAGACTATAAATGGCAACAAGAATGCAACAGCGCAGAGGCACTGCTTCTCAGTGGACTTCTGCTAACCCAATATTAAATGCTGGAGAAATGGGCTGGGAGTCAGACACAAATAAATTCAAGATTGGTGATGGAACAAATCACTGGGCAGACCTTGATTATTTTATTGACGTTAACTCAACAGTAAACCCTGCTTTTGGCTCAAGCATTACATTTGAGGGTGCAACTGCAAATAACTTTGAGACTACCCTTGCAATAACAGATCCTACAGCGGATCGTACAATTACATTCCCAGATGCTACAGGAACAGTTGTTTTGGCCGACGGTAGCGGAAATGTTACAGTATCAGGAGACTTAACTGTAAGTGGTACAACTACTACTATTAATAGCACAACAATTAATGCTACAACAGGAATTGTTTTTGAAGGTCTTACCGCAGATGCTCACGAAACTACTTTAACAGTCACAGATCCTACAGCCGACCGCACCATTACTTTTCCAGATGCAACAGGCACAGTTCAACTTAGAGTAACTGATGTTTCAGACACTGAAATTGGATACCTTAACGGTGTTACTTCAGCAATTCAGACCCAACTAGATGATAAGTCAACTGCATCTAAAACTGAAACTTTTACAAATAAGTCAATATCACTTGGCTCAAACACAGTTACATCAACACTTGCACAATTGAACACTGCAATTAGTGATGCTGATGTAGCCTCTCTTACAGGAACAGAAACTCTTACAAATAAAACTTTAACCAGTCCAGTAGTTTCAGGACTCACACTTTCAGATTCGGGCATTGTATTTGAAGGCTCATCTGCAGATGCTCATGAAACTACTTTAACAGTTACAAATCCAACGGAAGATCGCACACTTACCCTTCCTAATTCAACAGGCACTATTGCAACACAAGAATATGTTGATTCAGCAGTAACTGGTGCTGAGGTAGATCAGTCTACTTTGGCTGGTACTGGAATTAACTGGAATGCTGGAACAAGCAAGTTTGACGTAGATACTCTAACAATTCAGGCTCGTGTAGCAGATGTTTCAGATACAGAAATTGGATACCTAAATGGTGTAACTTCTGCTATTCAAACTCAGATGGATGCTAAGGCTCCTCTTGCAGACCCTGCATTTACTGGAACTGCTACAGCAGTAAATCTAACAATTTCGGGTAACTTAACAGTAGATGGAACAACAACAAATATTAACTCAACTAACCTTGTTGTAGAAGACAAAAACATCGTTCTTGGAGATACAGCAACACCAACAGATACAACTGCTGATGGTGGCGGTATAACACTTAAAGGCGCAACAGATAAAACCTTTAACTGGGTAGACGCTACAGACGCTTGGACTTCATCAGAGCATATCAATCTTGCTTCAGGAAAAACATTAAAGTATAACGGAACTGATCTAATTGCAGCACAATCTACTAACTCAGGTAAGTTCTTAACAACAGATGGAACTTCTACATCTTGGGCAACAGTATCAGGATATTCAGCACCTACACTTGGCTCAACATCAATTGCTTCAGGTGCAACCGTTACAACAATTTCTGGTTTAGCGGATATTGTACTTAACGGTCCAGGAAGCGTAACAGACGAACTAGCACTTCTACTTATGGGCGCTATTTAAATAACAAAGCACTAACCTTAAAGTAAAGATTTACACGCTCTTATTGAGCGTGTTTTTCTTTTTAAAGTATGTTATACTTAGGTACTACTTCGCAAATTACGAAGTACTCATCTAATTTTACTTTGAAAGGTATATAAATGTCAGAAAGCGTATTCTCTTTTCGTCTATCAGAAGAATTTGTAAATAAATATCAAACCATCCCAGCACCATTTGGATTTTCAGATGCAGGATCTAACTCATTGGGAGAGGTAACATTTATTCGTACATATTCTCGTGTTAAAGAAGACGGGACAAAGGAACGCTGGCATGAGGTATGTCGTCGTGTAATCGAGGGTATGTACTCAGTTCAAAAGAACCACGCTAAAGATAATCGCCTACCATGGAACGACAATAAGGCTCAGAAGTCTGCTCAAGAAGCCTTTCAAAGAATGTTTGAATTAAAGTGGACACCGCCAGGTCGTGGTCTCTGGGCATTTGGAACTCCTATGACTATGGAGAAGCGTAACTCAGCATCCCTTCAAAATTGTGCAATGGTTTCAACAAGAGATATTGATCGTAATGATCCAGGTGCTCTTTTTGCTTGGGTAATGGATGCATTAATGTTAGGTATTGGTGTTGGCTTTGATACCCTTGGACAAGACAAGCAAATGTCTATTTATGCCCCTACAGAGCCAGCATCAATCTATGAAATACCAGACACCCGTGAAGGATGGGTTGAATCTGTTAGACTACTTATTAATTCATTTCTTCGTGCAAACCAACCTATTCAAGAGTTTACCTATGACCTTATCCGTCCCCTAGGTGCCCCCATTAAGGGCTTTGGAGGCGTTGCTAGCGGTCCAGAACCACTTATTGATCTCCATACACGTATTCGTAATGTAATCGGTTCTAGAGCAGGAGAAGCCTTTGATAGCCGTGCTATTGTAGACATTGTTAATCTTATTGGTACCTGTGTTGTTTCTGGAAATGTTCGTCGTTCTGCTACCCTTGCACTTGGCACACCAGAAGATGATGGTTTTATTAATCTTAAGAATCCAGAAGTATTTCCAGAAAGAAATTCATACGATCCAGAAAAACCAGGTTGGGCATGGATGAGTAATAATTCTATTGCTGCTGAAATTGGAACAAAGTATGAAGACTATGTAGATTTAATTGCAGACAACGGAGAACCAGGTTTTATCTGGTTAGATGTTGCTCGTAGTTATGGCCGTCTTGCCGATGCACCTGATTATAAAGATGCTCGCATTATGGGCTTCAATCCTTGTGCGGAGCAGCCATTGGAATCATACGAACTTTGTACACTTGTAGAGGTGCACTTAAATCGTCATGAATCCAAGGAGGACTTCCTCAAGACATTGAAGTTTGCTTATCTTTATGGAAAGACTGTTACCCTTATGCCAACACATTGGCAGGTAACAAACGGTATCATGCAAAGAAACCGTCGTATTGGTACATCACTTACAGGCATTGCTTCATTTGCAGATACTTACGGATTGCCAACAACTCGTGAATGGATGGATGAAGGGTACAAGAAGATTCGTCACTATGACCATCAGTATTCAGAATGGCTTTGTGTTCGTGAATCAGTTCGTGTAACAACAGTTAAGCCATCAGGATCAGTATCACTTCTTTCTGGTGCTACACCTGGAGTTCACTGGGGTCCTGGCGGAGAGTTCTATCTTCGTGCTATTCGCTTTGGAAACACTGACCCAATGCTTCATTTGTTTAAAGCAGCGGGGTATAAAATTGAAGCAGATCTTGTATCAGCAAATACTTCAGTAGTTTATTTCCCAGTAGCATCTGGACACAAGCGTGCAGAGAAGCAGGTTAGCCTATTTGAAAAAATTGGTTTGGCTGCAACTGCTCAGAAGTACTGGTCAGATAATGGTGTTTCTGTAACACTTTCATTTGATAAGGAAGAAGAAAAGAAGTTTGTTGCTCCAGCACTCAATATGTATGAGGGACAACTAAAGGCAGTCTCATTCCTTCCAATGGGAAACAAGACATATCCTCAGCAACCTTACACAGAAATATCAAGAGAAGAATATAACTCGTATGTAGGCAAAATCGCTAAGATCGATTGGTCTGCTATTTATGACGGAGTAGAAAATCTTGAGGCAGAGGGTGAAGCATATTGCTCAACTGATGCTTGCGAGATTAAGTTATATTAGTCTCTAGCCTGCTATAATAAGGGTATAGGAGAATTATGTCTAACCCATCAAACTTATATGCAGAGAAAATTTTCTCAGAACACCCACTGGTTTTGTGGGCACTTGATGACAAGGCTGACTATGTAAGTTTAATAACAGAGGCTAAAAGAAATGTTGAGTCTCAATGGACAGTTACTGGGGCAACTGTAAATACAGATCCTGGTAGCGGTGCAGTTAATCCTCCTTTTGAGGATAGTCTTTCAACAAATATTCTTGGAACTGTCCCAAGCGGATCTACAAGAACTATCTCTCTTGTTAGTCCAAATCTTTCAAACTTTTCTAGTATGAATTCTTTGCTTGGTACATTTTC